ATTCTCTGGTTTTGCATTATACTTTTTTATTTTGTCTTTATTCTTTGCAGCCCATTGCCTCTGGTAATCGGGGTTAGCTTCTCTAAACTTTTGGCAACTTATGCGTCTATGTTCTTTCTTCTCTTCTTCAGTAAGAGGCATAAAAACTTCCTTTCATAAAAAAAAAGGCAAGCCAGACACCGTGAATGCCTGACCTGCCGTGACTGAAAGCACTAGCTTACGCTAACACTAGTGTATTCGCTTGCCGTACCTGCGTTCTGTGTGACATTCTCGGGCATAAGCTCAAGAGCACCCTGAAGGCAGGCGATTGCGGACTGAATCTCAAGCTTGTTGAGGAATGTGATGTTCATATTTGTCCATTTACGTGCTCCACGAGCCTTATAGCCCTTCTGAAGCTGTACAGAGTGCATAACACCCTTTTCACCCTCATTCTGCCATACTGCTGTCCTGACGCTCTTACAAGATTCGTTACGGAACTCACCAAGTTTAGTTCCATTACCTACTGCTACTGTTCTTTGGTTCTTACTCATTGTGATACCCTTTCAAATGTGCCCATTTCAGGCGTTGATACATTACTCACACACTTCGTTGTGCATGAGGTACTGAAGGCTGGGAGCCGGAATCGAACCGGCAGTTGCTAACGAGTGTCCAGACACACTTTAACCCAGCAATAATAAAATAAAACATAACACAATAAAACAAAGGCAAATGCCAACAAATTAGAAGAGACTTAAGGTAATAAGAAATTATACATAATATCAACCCATGCATCTAACTGGTCTTCTGTGAAAGGTGCAATGGCACTGCATTGAATGGCGGCACACTGAACAGCCCGCCTGAGCTTCGCATACTCAATCTCTTTGAATACATGGCATTCAGTAATAACACACTTAGTTCCAATAACCACAGGTATGCCCAGTGATGTATATTGCTCACAATCACACTTTTCGTTCGGTCTTATAAATCTTTCCATAACCATAATAAATCCTTTCGATATTACAATAATTCATTTAATGTGATAGTATGGGTTTTGCTTACGGTCCTTACGTTCACGGTTCTTGCTGGTATTGACGAAGCCCTGACGAGCACCTGCACGGGGCCCACATTGATTACACAGAGACCACTTAGACTTAGTGTCTCTGCCACACTGTAAACAACACACAATCTCACCTGTTGGATTCGGCTGACATCCCATAATAAATACTCCAGATATACAACACTAATTAACGACCCATTCGAACCATATCAAACGCGGCCACTTCCTTACTGTGATATGTATTACCATAACACTCATAAGAGCATAACATATACCAAATACAATAACAACACGACCAACAATACAAAAACAATAAAGCGATACATGTTACACCCCTACCAAACAAAATAGGTCAATAGTAGTTAACGCCTTACCTTCTCTTGTTAGCGGTATTAGGCTATTATTTGTTTAAATAAGAAAAAAAGAGAGAGATTGCTAGTCTCCCTCTTGCTCCCTGAGCTACTCGGTCTTGGCTGCGAGGAACTTAGCCGCCTTGTTGACATTCTTGCGTGACAGTCCGAGAATGCCCTTTACGCCGTGCAGTACGGTCTTTATGGGTTTATCCAGGCCAGTGACGCTTATGCTTACATCCGCACCAAACGCATGTATTCCGAGTGTGTTCTGTGTTTTCATTTCCATGATACGTTCCTTTCAAAGAACAAGATATAATATTAACACAACAACACCAAGGCAAAGGCCCCCGCCTTGTTTTAAACCCACGAAACGCGAATCCGATAAAGACCGGTACCTTCGCTTGTGTAGTGATGTAATCCTCTCTTGCTTATGATTTTGGGGGATTTTGATTTTATGATTCCTTGGTTGCGTGGTTTCATATGCACTTCATATTTTTGTGGGGATGTGGAATATGCGTTTTTGGCTTAGAAATGTGGTTGTGTCATGTCAAGGATTGCCGGATTTTGTATGATTTTGCGTAAGGTGTCGCCGTATACAGTAGAAGTAAAGAAATCGCGGTTTTTTGCATCTTAATGCATGATTTTAATTTTCCGGTTTTCCGTGATTTTGGTTGGAATTTTGTGTGATTTTGGAAGTTTCTGTGAAAGTGCTGATTTTCGTGGATTTTTGCCCGGTGTGTATTATCGTCTTGCCCGGTGTGTATTTGGATTGGGGCGGTGTTTTTTGTGGGATTTGGTGAAGTTTGTCAATATTTTCGTGTTGGTGGTGGTTTGGGTTGCTTTTAATCTCACGCACAGGGCTTGTATATTCGTCGTCAGTGGCAAAACTCCCGATTTGCGGCTCATTGCCGGGGTGGGACTTAAATCGGCTCAGATCGGCTTGTATAGAACGTTGTTTTTGGGGTATTTTGGGGATATTCTAAGTGCGGTGTTGACAATGGGCTGGATTGGGGTAGAATATGTGGTAGAAAGTGACTCTTGGTGAGTTTCTTGCCATTCCTCAAGTCATCGAGGCCCGCAGCTGAAGGTCGGGTATAACGTCAGCCGTGATAAGTTCCTTTTGAGATGCCGGTTACAACTCCATAAACCGGCATTTCTTTTTATTTACAATTAAATATTGCATTATTCGTATTCTGTGGTATACTTTCTTTTGTTAGTTTATCCGGTGAATATGAAAATACAAGGCTTCGTGACAAACCTCCTCACCGGGTGGCTGACACACGAGGCCTTTTTTTATTGCCTCCACCCAGTATCAGCTCCGGTTGGTACAGAGAAGTAAGTGGCATTCGCTCCATAATGGCGTTGAGCAAGCGAGGATGGCTACTGGGCCTGAAAGCAATCCAGTGAAGTACAAGTCCTGATCGATTCGGTATCCGCACTGTCGATTAGGCCGTCGCTTAACAGTATGGGCATCATGGCGAGCATACTGTGGGATTGAAAGCTTGTCGGCTCCGCTATACTTGATAAAGCTTTACGGTTTCCTCCTTTGGCTAGGGGGAAATCTGCTTATCTCACCAATACCTTGATAGTATAGTTTATAAGTAACCTACCAAACACGCAAAGACTTACAGTACAGTATAGATTTAACAGTTAATATTATTATGAAGGGATTATCATGAAGAAAGTTATACTTACCCGCGATATGATCGAAGCTGGCGTAAGCTACAATGGCTCGTATAACAGCAAGCAAATCAAACAACTCGGCAGTAGAATGCATAAGAATCCCGGATGGTTCGAGAATCTAATTGGAAAGCCTGTTACTCCTGCTCAGTATGAAGCTTTTCTTGACCTAAAGAATGATCATCTCAAGAAGAAAAAGCGTAACTTACGCACCAAAAGATATGTATACAAAGGTCAAGACTCATGCCCACTAAGTGCCTGGGCACATGATGGAGACTATCGGGTATGTGTTCTTACTGATGACCAGTGTGACCTCGATAACTGTAAACTTAAAGAACATGGACGTATAATCGTAGATTGGAGAGGATAATGGCTAAATCAACCCATGGTATAATGAGAAGAAGACTTCTTCTGGCGGCAGGAGTAGAGAAGATCACACTTGATGACCTTTATGAGTCTGAATGGAGTCCTCGGTTTGAGCAGTTAATGCGAAACCGTCTGGTTATGGGTTCATTTAGATACGAACTCATGGAAGAGAAGAAAAAGAGCATTGCCGGTTACGACATGCCTGGCGAAGCACAGCGAAGAATTACAGAATATGTATTAACTGGCAATCTTGAACATCTTGTAGATGCGGCAAATATGCTGCTAATCGAATTCGAATGCGGTAATCATCCACTGAGATACTTTGAATCTGTTGATGATGGAATGCATAACGAGAAAGTGAGTGAATAGTGAAACAAAAATGAACCCCCGGCAGGATTAGGTCCGGGGATTCTGACGCAGTAAGGCAGACTGCAATTATCGTTTGTATGTTCTGTTTACATCCAATCCAAGGTTTGTCTTCATAATCCCAGTTATCACGTTCTCTTCTCCGCCAAACAGCTCAAACACATTCTTTGCCTGAATCGGAAGAAGCTGTATCGCCTGCCATGTAGCATATGACGGCAGTTCCGCATGAGACAAAGGGCCACGCTTACCGCTTTTCCACGTTGCAAGCCCTTCTTGACCGATCTTTGAGAATGTGGTCGGACGCTTATGGTCATACCGAGTGCCGCTTATCAGGTCAGCAATCGGCTTTGCGACCGTTGAACTCTTATGATATGCCATCCGTACCGGATCAAAAGCAATCTTAGCAGGGTCAAGGAAGTGACCGAGAGTATTCAGATAGTGGTCTGTTTCCCGATCACCGCCCATTAAGTGTATAAACGGGCTTATATCGGCCTTAAGGATGTTAAATTTCCCACGACCTTTGGCTTTTCTCATTCTTTCGGCTATGGAGTCATCATCAATACCGGCCATAAGCAGGTTTATCGCGGTGGTGATAGCAAGACTTCGACCAATGATCCGCAACCAGAACGCCTGATAAACCTTCCTTTCAAGATCAGTGCCGGCACGATTTGTACCAACGCCATCGATCTTGCCCGTGGGTTTAAGCCCAGGAACAGCTTTCACAGCAGATATGATATTAGAATATGTCCAGTCAGGACCGAGCAATAACAGCCTCATTACGTCCTGAGCACCCTTCGATACCCCCAACCGACCCATATGCATACCACCGAAGTCAGCATTAGCTAATCCGGCAACAACGCGGTATATCTCTTCTTCCTTGGCCGAATAGAAGTCGTCAAACTCAACATCTCCTTTTTGGCCAAATACTTCCCAATTAGCCAGAACATGTTTTGCGATGAATTTCTTGTCTTTAGTTTTCAAATATTCTCTCTCGCTTGCCTTCTTCTCAATAGTAATCTGCACTCGGTTATTTGTCTGAAGTGCGACAAGCTCATTGAACGCAGTGGCAGTCTTCAGTGAGGATCCAAATATCCCGAATAGCTCACCCTGAAGTCTTGATGTCATTGCTTCGAACTTCTTAGCACCCTTACCGACTATCTTGGTAGTCTCACCACGTTTGTGTCCGGCAATGAACTTCTCGATGCGGGTCTTATTCTGCAGGTTTTCTTTGCCGATATCCTGAACCTGGAACAAGGTCATGCCATAATAGTTCAATGCCATCATCTCAGGCGAGAACTCCATCATCATGTCCATTCCAGCCTGACGCCGGCTACCATAGTCAAACCGGCTCTTCATCTTGTTCATGACCCCAACCTGATCCTTATAGTCAGCATTCAGTTCCCCGGCCATGATAGCAGACCAAAGAAGACCACGACGATGAAACATTCCGAAATTAATGCGAATCGCTTTCAGTTTAGCGTTAAGGCTCATAAGCCCCATAAGGAATTTGTTATTCCGAAGAGGAGACGTCGCCGTGATCTTGTTGAAGTAGTCTGCAATCTCGTTGGGAGCATATACGTCACGATACTCACCTTCGATTGTTGAGCCTTGATGTTTCTTTGATATTTCTTTGGCAGAATCGAAATCCTTTGCCCGGTCAACTATCTTGCCGTCTTTGACGATCTTCAGAGCATAGAGCTTGCTTCCTGCCGGTTTCAATACTGAATACCCAGACTGAGGTTTCAGAGTGAAGAACTTATCGAACAGATTAGCATGAATCATCTCCTGATTACTCAATGCTTCGATGGACTGGTTCTGAGCCTCAAGAGCATTGACAAGAAAGTTGTCGAATTTGAGAACCTTTCCTTCTGCAAGATGCGGAACAAGGTTGTCGTATCTCTTTTCAAGCATCCGGCCTGTAATCTGGCTCATAAGATGCTCCGGAGTCTCTTCGGTCTGTTTCTGAACGAATACGGCGGCATTATAGAGATATTGCTTCTCACCGGCAAACTTGCTCCGGGAGACGACATCATCGTAGAATGCATCCGACATTTTCTTATAGTCGGTCTTCAGCCACGAATTGAGCTTCTGGCCATACTCGCCCTCACTGTTTACGATCTCCGCAACCTTGTCCATCGATGCGAGGTAGTTATGGTATTGAGCGAGAGCATAATTCTCGTCATTAGTCAGCTTATCCATTGCCGTCAGACGGTCTATGTTCGCTTGTATGGCAGTTCTCTGTGCTTCGATAGTCTCGGCTGGTTTCTCGGAGTTCATAGCGTCAGCGGCAAACCGCATCGCCCGAGAGTATTCGCCGGCAACACCGCGGGGCTTAGAATCCTGCTTGCCAGAAAGTACGTTCCGTATGATGTCACGCATCTTGTATTCTGGTTTCATGCCGAATATGTCAAGATAGCTTTTCTCAAGCTTCATTGATTCGATCAGAGCCTTGAGCTTACGCATTCCAGAGATACCGAATAATTGGTCGGCAAAGTCAATGTGCGTCAGAGCAGCGGCAACAATCTTCGCTGCTTCATCCCCTGAGACTGACTTCATTGACATATTCAGGTCGATACGCTTCTGTAATCTGCCTATTGCCTCGTCAACAATTTCCAGATCAGCATCTTGCTCTATACCCTTGACGAGCAGGTCTATATCGCCTTCGTCGCCAGCCTTGTCGCCGTATTGGAGTAGGTTTTGCAATTCAAATAGAGCATGTAGCGTCTTCTGCTTTGCCGCTTTATTGATGCCCGGCCTAGCTGGATCGCCAGTCCCCATTGCTTCTTTCATAAATCTATAATTTGCCATCGTTCTTCTCTTGCCAGAAGAGAGAATATCCAGCAGTTTCTTCACTTCAGGAGAAGACACGCCAAGAGTATTCTCGAAAGCAACCGCTTCGGCACCTTCTTTACCATGCGTTCTGCCAAGGAAGTCGTTAAGTGTATTGTCAAGTAATTCAGCGATAGTCATCTCGGTATACTGTCGCGATGCCGCCGCAGTCTTCATTAATGCGTTCTTGGCGTCAACAGGTGCTAGGTTGTTCATAGCCCGAGATACGGTCATTGCTTGGCTTGCTACGCCTTGGTATGCGACCTTGTACCCAATTCTATGCTGTATGTCAGCTTTCGGCAGGTCAGCAGTCAATAATTCACCAAGGTCTTTGGCAAACTTACGAGTTGCCGCTTGTGCAGTAAGAGAAGTATTAATGATAGTCCGGATATCACTCCGGCTACCAACGTCCGTCTGGACGGTTGCATGAGCCTCTGGGTCTATATCTGGAGAACCATGCACCCGAGAACTAACCTCTGTAGCCGCCGCTTCCTCTATCAGCAGGTCTTCAATGCTTTCAAAGGTAATCTCACCGGGTAACGCTTGGAAAGAGACGAATGATTTGTCGTCAACAAGCCCCATCTCGATAAAGAAGTCACATACCGCATCGGCCATAATTGTCGAATAATCTGCAAACTGAGCAGATGTACCTTCGACTGGCAGAAACCTCTTAATTCGCTTTGCTCGGTCCTTCTTTGACTCTGCCTTCTTATTGAGTTCATTGCCGGCGAACGCAAACAGAGAGTGCATTGCCGCTGCCTCTATCTCTTGCATTGCGTTACGGCTGTTCTTCTTGAATAGTCCATTCTTGATAGCAGTGTAAACTCGGGTGATGTCGGCATCGATCTGACCACCACGGTTCGCTTCTGCCTGTATTGCCCAGTTAGGGCCAAGCATCTCTGTCATCTGGCGTATGATACGTCTATCCTTGCCAGGGTCAAGCATTTCTGACTTCCCGCTTACTGCAAGGTCTTTGTAGTCTATGTCAAGATCAGACGCGTCAAGGTCAAACTCCATGCTACCAACTCTAAGTATGTCCACATAGCCTTCAGGCCCGATCGTTGAACGATTATCATATCCCAGCCCCATATCTATATAAGCCTGCTCTGTTAATGGAAGTATGACTCCCTCGTAGACCTGTTGGCTGTATTGTCCTTCAACCCCAAATGCAGTAGGACGGAGATTCTCTTCTGGCGATATACCCTTCAGGTCTTTAGCTGTTGCCGTACTGACACGCTTGCCAGTAAGCCTGATAGAGTCCGTAGAGCTTGCCATTGAGGTAGCATATGCACGAGAAGCCATGTCCTCGTCTACCGCAGTCACTACCTCTCTTTGGTCGATACCTCTAGTCGAGGTGGTCTCTTTGCTTTCCAATGACTTGTACTTATGAGCAAGAATCTGCTGTGGACTCCAATTATGAACTCTGCCCAATGCTTCTGAGATTGATTCAATCGCATTCTCTACTTCTGCTTGTGTCGGATTAGAACCAGACAGAAGGCTTAGTTCTTCCGAAAGCATGCCGAGGTCATTAAGATTCTGCTTATCACCTCTTTGCTGTGCTATATGCTTTGCTCGCTCTATATCAGAGACAAGCGGACCCATCCTTGCTAACATTGTTTCTACACTTCTGGTAGGCGTATTCACATCGCCTTGCATGAAAGCATAAGGCTTGCTCATTCCACCAGTAGTCTTACGCTTTGCACTCTCGATAGCCACTAATGCTTCGACGTTTGCACGTTCAAGTGCTTCAGCGGCCTCTCCGTTGAATTCTTGGTCGGCATCGATCTTTCGCTTAAGTTCGACAGTAAACTCGCTTGCTTTAGCTTCCTCAAATAATGAGAACTCTTCCGAATCTTCTTTTGGAGCTTTCTTTGTCCTGGCGTATGATTCCTGCATATACGCATTGAATTGCTTAACAAAGTCTTCGAAAGGTATCTGGCCAAGTTTGCCATCCCTGTAATACTTCAGGAGTCGCTTGAGTTTTGCTACGCCCGCCTTACGGGTCTGTCGAGCCTTGACGTTCTTATCGGCCATATACGTCTTCAGTAAGCCGGGCATCAGTTCTGCTGTTTGTTTAAGCTCAGTAAGTGCTTTCTTATGTTCATTGACAAACCGTTTCTCTGTTGCAGTTTTAGCAGTGTATACCGATTCATTATTGATCGCACGCTGAAGTCTGCCATCCATGAACTTCTGTAGTTCAGTACGTTCAAGGCTGTTAAGGTTGTTGTCTTTTGCGTACCTGTCAACGTATCCGTCCTTACGCTGTTCAAGCTTGTCGTAGTTTGCTTTGAAAGCTAATCTGGCAGTCTCGGATGCGATGGCTTGTTTCTTGCCGAGTTTTAGTTCAGGTGCTTGCTCGCTCTTCTTCCCGCCGATCTTTGGTCCCGCCTTGCTATCCGTAAATCTACTCAATGCCTGAGTTAGATATTTAAATGTCCTTGGAGCCTTCTCTCGTAACTTAGCAAGCCCAGTCCCGATCCCGCCAGACGGAAGGACTATGGGCATATTAGACGGAATCTTTTTAAGGGCTGCGTTTATCGCTTGGACATTAGAATCGTACTCGGCATCACTAAAAAATGAACCCTGACTCATTGAAGGTTTCTTTTTAGTAGGAATGCCGTACGCGTTCGGTTCATCTCGTATAACAGCCTGCCCGCCTTTTCCGCGACCTTGAAGATTATCACCAAACAGGAATGCCGCGTTTGGCTTAGAGCGAAGCAATTTGGACGTATACTTTTGTTGCGTGACAACACCTCGCCCAGCTGTTATAGAGCCGTAGGGAGCAGGTGGAATTGCTTTCTGTTGAGAAACAGCAGTCATAGGAACCAACTCTTGGATATCCTGTTCGGTCAAGAACGGTTTTAGATATCGCATATCATTGGAAAGCTCTCTCGCTTCGTGCGACTCGATAATACTTGCTGCGATTGCGTAGTTGACATACTTAACCATTCGATCTGTAGCACCAACATCCCAATAGTTATCTTTCTGTCCGAAATCCACATACCGGTCTTTCCATCGAGACAGCAAATCTCTAGCCCATCCGCTACGAGGGTTATCGTCACCCTCCATAGCCCACCTTGCGAGAGTGTCACCAATATGCTTTCTTGCCGCTTCTCTTTGGTGCAGAGTCGTAGATGCTTCATATTCAGCGTTAAGTTTATCGGCAGATTCAAGATAGTCATACCCACGCTCGATGTCATCTTCCATTTCTCTTACAAAGTCATATTGTTCTATTTTGGGCATGGGCTGGTTGAGTTCAGTGCCTTTGCCGTTAAAGCCCCATAATTTATCGGAGCGTATTACGCGATCCTTAGCCGCTTGTTTGTCAGTGGCGGAAAATGATACGAGATCGAATTCCCACCACTTTGCATCCTCTGCGGTGGCAGTTCCTTTTTTTATCCGTCGATAAGCATCTATGCCTTTTCTCTTAAGCCTTAGATTATGTGTCTCAGTTAAAGCTTTCCATTTTCGAACAGCCTCAGCAAACTGAGAGAATATGCCAATGCTGATTCCAGAATCGTATTCTTTTTTGTATTTCTGATGGATAGCTTTCAAACCGCCTGTTGAATATGAGTCCCAATCGTCGATCGAGTCTATTTCGCTCTCAAAAGAAGGTATCTCTGATTTTGGAACATTCAATGTGTCAACTAAATACGCTACCATATCCTTATACATATTCGATATTTCTTCAAGAGTAATATTCCTACGCATATGCTCTGGAGATTTGAATGGTAGGTTGTACTTATCTGTAAAGTCTCGTCCGAACGAAGATGGCCTCTCGTATTGCACTCGCTGTACAGAAAACTCCCCTGCTGGTATTTTTATTGCATGACTATATGATATTCTACGCTCTCCTGAAAATTCATCTGAGGACGCCTCTTGCCCGTCCAATACTTCTTTTCCTTCCGAAGCAATTTCCCATCCTTTTTCTGAAAGTTCATAGAAATAGTAATCCGAGCCAGTCCTTTCGCCGTATTCCTGTGCCTGATTTAGATCGTCAGTGAATGATATCCCTGTTCCTTTACCGATAAAATTACTTTCGAACATGGTGTCTGTTGCCATCTTCAGAACTAATTCGCCGTTTGCGTTTATTTTTGGAGCAAAGCTAGAAGCTCGGAATACACTTTTGTCGCCAAATGTAATTGTTGGCATACTCTGATTCAGCTCAGTGCCTTTACTGACAGAGTTAGCCACCCTATTAACAGCTTTCTTGCCGATACCCATAATACGGCCACCAGCAGACCTTGCTTTAGCCCCCACATCGCCTTCTCTAGCCGCCTGTACGCCAGCCTGAGCAACATCGGCAGTCTTCCGGCCAATACGTCCAATACGAGGTCCAATGTCCGTAGGAGAAGCCACGCCAAGATGTGACGTCCTTACTTTACTTCCAGTACGAACAGAGGATATAACCTGATTCTCATAATGTCGTTTCTTGCTTGCTTCAGAAGCACTCTTGCCGCGAATAGCAACGTCAAGACGGGCATAGATATCGCCGACCCTGCCACCCTGTCTAGCTGCTCTTGCTTCGATAGCTTCAGACGGAGCTTCAAGTTTATTGATACGAGCCTGTTTTGCTTGCTGTGTTCTCCACTCAGCTTCTTCGGGGTACATAGACCCTTCTTCAGAAACATCAAGTGCCACCTTGTCAGCGTCACGCTCTTTCCACGCCTGTATTTCCTCAAGAGAAAGGGTCGCTGCCTTATCGTAGAAATTAAGCAAAGCACCGCCAACTGCTTCAGGAGAATTCTGTATAATCACATGTGATGATTCATGTGGCATAGTAGAACCTACATAATGGTTTAGAAGCACAACGTCCTTGCCAAGACCCTTCTTCTCGATCTTCGCCCACAATTCAGGGCTAACCTCGACAGTATCGGCATCGGTGCCAGAGCGATACTTAGACATGACTTGCTGCCCGGCTTCGTTGAGTAAGGGTCCATCTGCCTGCATTACAACTATCTTGCCGCCAATCCCGTCACTCATTGTATAGGCCTTACCAGGAATCACTTCTTCGATTGACACATTCCTGCTGTTATCTATGAGCCACGCCTGCATAGGGTCTGCTAGCAACGCACTGACCGAATTCGCTACTGCTCTTTCGTAAGCACTATCAAGGTTTGACTTTCTGGATCTTTTGCTAACATCTATCTCTACGTCCGACTGGCTATGACCGTGGAAGACGTTATGGTCAAGCACGTTGACATCGCTTCCCCACCTTTTCTTCAACGCAGCCACCAGTGGGTCAGATGCGTTTGCGAATACATATCTGATCTCTGGGTTAGCTTCAAGCATCTTCTCTATATTCTCGACTGCTTGACCTCTTTTGCTACCCGGCTTTTTAGCGAGTTGGACGAGCCTGAGCGTGTTCTTTTTCATTCCAGGTTCGGTCTTTTCGGCGTTGCTCCGTTCGATGACCGCATGTATAGCGAATGTGTCAGTTTCGTACTTGATCTGACCTTCTTCTGTAGCCTTGTATTTCTTGTCGATTTTCTTTTTCGGAGGATTCATCATCTCTAAATAAACTCGGCGAGCAATAAAGTCAAGTCCCTCTTCAGTTAGTCCTAAATCTGTTTCAAAATAATCTTCCATCTCTAAATTATCAATAATTGATTGCGTCTCAGCCTCAGTTTTCCCATTGAATGGTATAGCCTGACGTGTTTTTAAGTTATTCATCACTTTCTTTGTGGAGTGCCTTACATTATTCTTAATGGCCTCTATAGTCCTTGCAGTTTTCCATCGCCCTCTAAGGCTGCCACCGGCCCCTAATACCCCAAACGACCCTTCGAGTACTGCACCCGCAATAAAGGCGTCATTCATTTCCTGTAGAATCTTAGCTACATCGTAAGAACCATCGGCATTGAGAGGAAGAATGCTGTTAAGATCTTCATGCTTGACTGCCAATTCCATCAGACCCAACTGCATTCCTTGCTGTATCCACTCTTCGACTCCCCCAGTAAGTGTTTCAGCAGTTGTATTTTTTGCAATATTCTTAATCAGTCCAAGTCGTGACGTATCCATGAATGCTTTAGCCATTGCATCCGACAGTTCTACCTGCGTCATCTTTCCGGCGGCAGTATGGCCTAATGCTTTTTTTATGCCTATTTTCCTTCCGCTACCTCCGAGATTCCTGAGCCTAGCTCGTCTTCCTCCTGCCTCGAATAGTTTTCCAACCACAGGCGTTTTACTTAATACCTTCCCTGTAGCCATCTCGACTGCAGCAACCGACATCCCTATGGCTACCGCTGTTGTTTTAGCTGTTTCCTTGCTTACTCCAGCACGACGCAAATCATAATAGGCCTCTGTCCCAGTGTACGAGGCGATAAACCCACCACTTAAAATAGGGCCTATTCCGGGAACAATAGCCGATGCAAGGGCAGATCCCATCGGTACGGCATTCTGGGCAGTAAGGTGTAAATACTTATCCATCGTACCTGTTGGCTCGTGATACGCGGCCTGTCTGGACGCTTCCTGCATAGCCATGCCATACTCTTCGCTTCTGCCTCTCGCTGCCTCTAGCGGTGCTCTTGCCATCTCAAAGCCTTGGTTGACCGAGTACATCACATCTTCAAAGGTATTGCCGGTGAGTTTGCCCTGCAGGTCATCGTACTGAGCGTCAAGAAGCTTACCGTATTCAGCTCTTGCATCGGATGCCGTAGCTCGCATCTTCTTCTCGCCTTGCCTGGCTGAGTAAACAGCAAACTCTTCTTTAGCTGCCAGTGTGTAGTCTTTTGACTCCCACATCCTCTTAAGGTTTTTATCGTAATCTTTGAGGTTGTTTGGCATGTACGACCGTGGAACTTTATTGATTGTTCCATGCTTTACGTCTTTGTACTGTCCAGCCCATTCTACGTTTTGGTCAACGGCACCTTGGTAAAACTTCCCTTGTTCGTATGGACGTTCATTTGCCTTTTTCCCCACAGAGATGTTATTTTCGCGTAACCGATTAATATTCAATTGGTGAGATAGTTCAGATTTCTCTTTTGCGGTTAGGCTAAATGTTGTTTTGGACTCAATAGGCGAACCGTCAGCTCTTGCTTTATTCAATTGAAGCTGAAGAGAAGCATTTCCGCTGGTTTTGATCTGCCGTCTACTTCTTGGTGACGGTATTGTAACTTGTGCCATTAGAATTTTCTCCCAGGGCTAAATGCCCGTTGAGACTTAATTTTTGGATCGCTGTAGACTTCTGGCACTTTTTCTGCCACTTTCTTTGTGGTACGGCCTATCACGCTGATAGTTTTGTCTACAGCCTTATTAAACTGTTGCTGTCCTGGAAGAGTCGCGTCTTCAGGACTGCCACCGGCACTGTAGAACCCTGGAGCACCTTGCCCAATGTTTTTATTGATAGTCCCTTCCGAGACTCGCTTGTCTTCTTCTTTTTGCATGGTTCTTAATGGCCACGCTGCAATACCCACTATTTTCGACGGCCAATTCCTGCCAGTTCTTCCAGCAGTCATTGCATCAAGTCCTGTTTTGATCTGATCTGAAAGGAATCGTCTCAAATAAGCCGAATTCTTCTTTTCTTCATCGCTTAGTTCTTCGCCGTCTGGTCCAATAGAAGCTTCAGCCCCAGCAAGTCTTACCATAGAGTCAAGCTCTTCTTCGTCAAAACCCTTCATCCAGTGAGCAACGACCCGGTCTAATGCACCAGGAACCATTCTTCCGTCTTTACTAACAAGACCGGCACTCTTTAGGTTCTGATACGTTTGTTCAGCACGATTGACGCCAGTTCGATCAACCTGTTCTTTGGTATACTTAAATCCAAATATATCTCGAAATGCATTATACTTTCCGCCTACTTTATTAAAAGCCAGCCTTATGACCTTGTCGTGCGTATTTCCATACCCTTGAGCGTCAAGGAACTTATATGCAGCCGCTTTATTCTCGTCGCTCATATCAGACTGCATTATTTGTTCATTAAAATTGTTGGCTATTATCCGATTGTACGAGTCAGGAAGCTTTCCAAATCTATCAGCTAACGACATTTGTTTCCATCCGGGGACATATGATTGCCCGAACTTTTCAACAGATTCCTCGAACGCTTCTTTCATTTGTCGTCCAACTTGGTCTGGGTATAGTTCTTTGCCGAACTTACCCAGTCTGGTGTTTAGGTCAGTTCCAACTTTCTCTCCTAATGCATCTGCATCATTGCCACTTGGCTTATCTGGTTTTGCGAAGTCGTCATCGACTTTCACATCGATCGGCCTGTCTTTGTCGATATAGCCATCTTTGGTTTCATAAAAAACGCCATTAAGCATTCCAACTATTTTATCTGACCCAGGAAGTTTGCCGTATTCGATATCTCCAGAAGAACTTCTGGATTGCTGGCCACCGATCTTGCGAAGATTAGGGCTGGTAGGTGCAACGTCGATAGGCGTAGATTGAGCAGCCTGAGTAGACGTTCCAGCATAATCTTCTTGAGCAAGCTTAAGAACACCTTCGCCAGTGAGGAAGGCGTTTGCACTCCTATCGAGGTATTCGCCAACTTTTTGAACGGAATCCGTATCTGCCCCGGAAGCGGTCTGTGATTGTCTTGCCTGCTGCGTCTGGGCAGGCTGTTTCCATCCAGTAATGCGATCAAATGCAGTAAGCATGTTTTCATACTGCTTAATCTCAGGTCCTTTTCCGTAGCCAGTTTTTGCTTTCGCTATACTGCTAACGAGTCCTGAACGCATTTGTATATGTGATAATTGCCTATCTTGTGCTGCATTGACTCGCTGGGTGGCCGTGTATGAGTCCTGTGCCTTCTGACGTTTCATCTGATGCTTAAACATCATCAAATCAGCCTGCTTTGCAAGATTGTTATTATACGACCGCATAACACCGTTCATGAAAGCGGCACCGGTCTGGATTGGACTGTATGGATCATTGTATCCCATAGTGTATCTCCTTACGACATTGCGTTCTTGTATCTTTCTATGTATGCCTGATTCAACTGACTGCCACCTACCATCATTGCGGCCTGTCCGATCGCTGCACCCTTATTCGATGCGGCCATCTGGTTTGCGTTCCAAGCGGCAAGGTTGCCTTGGTAGTTAAACTGACCAACGACATTCTCGCGGTTTTGCATATTCTGTATCTGAGCGACCGAATTCATCAGCCCTTCTTTGGTAAACGCATTCAATGCAGAGGTTGGAGCAAATAACCCGTCCATACGTTCGCCAGCATCAGCCATCTGGCCTTTGAGTATTGCACCGCCGACTGCGGCATCGCCACGATCATTCGGCAAAGTATTATACATACTTGCCTGAGCCTTCTGTAATACTCCCATCGATGCACGTTGTCGAGTTCCTTCCTGTGACTTCAAGTTTGATATTGCTCCAAACGCCTTACCTCTTGCATCACCGGATATTGCTTTATTGTCTTGCTCCTTGATTGCAGGTTTCAAAGTTTTGCTTTGAAGTTCTTCGCCTGCAGCTGATAGTTGAACTTTCGACTCCGGAGTCTGTCCAGAAGATGAAAATGCACTCGCTAATCCCATTCCAGCCGAACCAAGCATCAATGCATTACTCCATCCAGAGCCAGCGACCAATGAACCACCACCTCCACCGCCGCCAATCGCAGGAGCTATCGTCCCGCCAGCCTGAGTCGCTTCGCCGGCAACAGTGCTTAGTCCGGCACTATTCGGTGCCATGCCGCCAACCGCATAGCCGCCAACCCCGCCTACGGCAGCACCCTGCCAGATCGCGTCTTTCGACCAGCCCCAATTATCATGTCCATAAGAGCCAACGCCGCCTCCTATGGCAGCCCCGACTCCCATTGCTAGTAAAGGTAATGGCATGTTATGCCCTTTCTATTATTGATCACCCATTTTCTGAGCATAATTATAATCCATCATTCCCTGGCCGACACCAGCTGCAATATTAGTCCCGAACGTTCCCATTTTGCTTGTCATCTGCATATTAGTTGCCAATGCATTATTGAAAGCCTGTGCACCGCCAATATTGATTCGTTGCTCGTTAGCAAGCATCGTACCTGCCATATCCATCCCGACATCCTTATCGGAAACATCACTTGCTCTGAAGCCTCTTTCCATCTGGTCCTGAGACGTTGCATAAGCCCGGTCAAGAGTCGAACCGACAAAGTTGCGTACCCTGCTGTCTTCAGGTCGAATCGTCCTTGCAAGCTGGCTGTCCATGTCTCTTTTTGTCTGGTCGAAACTTTCCTGAAGCCCGCCTCTTGCACGTCTTCTTTGCAGGATATTAAATGTTGGCGTACCGAACCCACCGCCACCGATCGCATTCGTCACCAATGGATAAACTTTTTCTTTTGCCCATCGAGCATCTTCGGTCTCGGCAATCTGAGGGCTTGGTGCAGAACCGCCGCCGCCACCACCGCCCTTAAAGCGGCAACTTGGCCCAGACCAGAAACTATTTACATTATAATTAAATTGATGCATTATAATTCCTTTTCCATTCTAACTTCTTTGGATAGTGTCATATTCCATGCTCTCGCAAATGCTTTCGGATTACGTACTGTATCAACCTTATATCTTTTAGCACCACGATCTTTCATCCATTGCTCGGCAAGAGCCAATGCCTTCTTTGCGTTTTCATGCCCGCATTCATTAGTTGAATGGCTAAACGGTAACCAAGCTGATTCCGGGTCGAGTAATTCAGGTGCAGCTGCCTGAGTAAATCCTACAATTCTATCATTCTTACGAACCACAAAGACTGCGACATTTGCCATCCATCCATAATTAAGATAGGCAAGGTAGTTCTTTGCGGAACAAGTTCGGCCTGGTATATCTCTGAACAGCATCAGCAACTGAGCGATCTCAGCCTCGGTCGGATTAACAAGTTGTCCAATTTCAATATTATCCATTCCTGTTTCTTATTGACCTCCTATAACCATGAGAGAAACAATATCTGCGTCTATAGGAACTGCCGTGGTATTGTTTAATACCTGTATCCTCAAGTTTCCCGTTCCGACAGCTATCGGCCGCAATGTCGTCAATGCCACAGCTGGCACATGATGCGAGAAAGTGAAAGCATAATTAGTATTGTTAAATGGAGTCGTGAAATTTACCGTATAATCACCAGTTCCATTTTTTGTTACTGAGCTTACATTTAATGCATCAGCTGGTGTTATCGGAGTACTTCCTGTTCCGGCGAATCGACACCATGCCTTCATTGTCCGCTTTGAGTTGCTAATCAGTGACGCGGCTTGGTTATTAACGAATTCAGTGCTCGCTGCCTTGTCGGTATCGTCACCGATTGTCTGCGTCTTTACATAGCAGTAGTCGCCGTTGCTGAAATCCTTTAGCCCACTAACGACCTGTGCCGAGTCCTTGTCTACTGCATTACCAATAACTTCAGTATTAGCCCATGCTTCTACTTCAGCTACTCGTTCAAGTTCTTTCGAAGCAAATATTTTCTGGCCTGCAACGATATCTGATACTGTCATGCTTAGTGCATCTATTGGCATTCAATTACCCTACTTTCTTGAGAACTTCTCTAATATCGCCAGCCATCTCCTTGACACCGGATTTCACTTCGTTGATGTCAGCAGATAACTGCGTATGTTTCATTTCGAATACTTCATGACGAACAAAGTTCGAATCGTCCTGGTGAATGTCCGCATCTTGAATATGTCTATTCGTTGCCTCGTAAACCTTGGCAATTTTTTCATCAGTCTTTTGCGATAGTTTGAAAGACCAGATATACACACCCACTACTGCCGAGAACATAAATGCTTGTAATCCAAATATTAGTTTAATCAATGTTGCGATATCCATGTCTTTCTCCTTATGCCACAAGCGGCAACAATTTATAGTAAACTGCAAGTCCAAGTATTTTGAGATTTCTGGAATCATTATTTGAAACGGTTATATTTACTCGATTAGATTTTATAACACGTTTTATTTTCTTATGGATATTATTGTATCCTTCAGAGAAACCAGCATATCCGGGTTCGTCTGCGTCTGCAGGGTCGGTAGTTCCCGCACCCGCAGCCCAAACTCCATCATCCCACACAGCAACAAATTCTTCTGCGACATTTTGACCGAGCTGTTCCTGGAAAGCCCTTGTCGTGCTAAAGTCGTTATCTGAACCCTCTACTGAGACATTGGCGTCTACATAAACTCCCTCAACAAGCAATGTCACGGACGATATAAATGTTTTTCTGAATTCGCCGCCAAATTGAATATTGCTTTTCTTGATCGATGCTGGAATCCCAAGCATCCCATCAAAGACAGCTCCGGTAACAGATGAATAATCGTGATAGTCCCTACCCTCATAAGTCGAGTCTGTAACTACCGGAACAATATCATTGTAGTCGTGTTCGTAAACATAGCTCTTGCTATCTCCTTGGCCAATGCTATATAGAGTTCTCCTGCCTGCCGATATCGTCTCATGCGTCATTAGATGCTGAGTCCACGAGTTCAGATCAACGTCATAAACAAAAGTTTTCCTTACAAAGTCGCTTGTATCTATAAAGGTCAAATAATACCTTCGCTCAAAGAATGCAGAATAGATAAGCGAATCCTCGTCGTATTTTTTTACCGTCTTTGATATTCTATGTCCATCATCACGCGGGAAGTCGCCTTTAGATCCATACTGTGTGACGAAATCCGCAAAGTAGACGGTTTCATGTGCCATCCACATTATCCCATGCCCGATCACTTGTACGGAATTGCCGTCATTAGTCCCTATGTTGCAAATCTTGAACGCAGCACCGTCCATTGTAGTTTTCTGGTAAGTGGAGGATTCAGTAAAGGCATAGAATTTACGGTTAAATTCAACAACAGCCTTGCCCTCTGCGTTAAGATAGTCGAAGTCTAATGGATTCCATATATCAGGGCTTCCTCCAACGCTCCTGATCATCTTGTAAGGCATTGAAGCGTCGAACCCTACCATATAGCCATCGAGGTTGCGAACATGCAGCACGCTCAAAGGAGAAGCCCCTGACGGGTTGGTTCCTTCAGGTAAGTCTTCAATCCCCTCGAAACCGAATGGAGTCGCATCAACATACGTTGTTATCGCATTAACAGCCGTAACCTCTGTTTCGCCTATAAACTTGTATGGTCCGTTGATGTTATTGAATGGTGCTCTGTAAATCATCAACTTACTTATACCGGACGGAACCGTTACGCCGGTAAAGGCTATTGAGACCTGACCTCTATTTGTTGCATCTACACTTATAGGCATTGCATCGGTATTGCCGGGCGTCACAAGGGTCGATGAAGATTCTCCGTATTTCGTTGTAACATTGGCATCGTCATAGAAATAAGCATATTTATAATACAATGTTCCAGCCGTTATCCTGCTAAACCCTTCTCCGTTCGTCCCCAACGTTCCGGCAGGCGTAAAGGCTGTTGCTAACGGTGCTGTCAAACCAAGGTCACTTAAAGTGCCGTCCCCAGTGCCATTGTCCGGGGTCCATCTTTCTGGATTGGTCGCACCTGGGAATATTAGTAAATCAAATGCTTGGTTGATCCTGTACGAATCAAGTGACAATGTTGTATTGTCTTCGATAGCATCAGACCAAATATCCTTCCATGTTTCAGTAGCAAGGCAATAAACAGCAACGACTAGTTTGACAGTTGTTGTGTAAGTAAATCTACCCCAAACAACATGAAGTTCGTTCTGATAAGACCATCCGGATACATCCTCCTGGAATGTTCTTTGTCCGTCAAGCTGAGTGAGCGTATATGTATTGCCGCCAATATCAACTTCGATCGGCTTGTCCTGAAAGGTACTGCTGAATGTCATTGGCCTGAAAGGTGGACGCGTGTACGTTTGTCCTTCCCGGTTAAAGTAAACATTGCTCATTACGCCGAATTGATTCTTAGCTTGCGTAGCTTCAGCATCAGTGAGATTAAGGCCACCAGAAAAGTCAGTCAATATTTCAATATCAAAAGTTTCTTGACTGTATGACGGTTTAGTTGGTTGTTTTACTGGAAACATTACGCCTCCATCTGCATTGCATAAAGTGCGGCAGCTTGAAGTCTGATTCCTTCGTATTCTGCAAAGTGACCATTAGCAAGTCCGGCATCTCGGTCTGCTATCCTTGCACAATAACAAAGATACTGTACTCCTGCCTGTGCCCATTGGTCTGGTATTAAAGTTTCTGACGACGTTGCTCCAAGATCTGCAGGAATAAATGAACATGAAATAGTGACATTAAAGTTTACTGTCACGCCTGGCATTAGATCGAATGTCAACTGTTTCCCAAAAACAGAATACCGAGTTGGCAATACGGTGCTTGCTACAGGCAAGTCCTTCAAATCAGACAATTTACTTTTCGGCAAGAATGAATATTGAGTTCCAGAATCAAGACGAACCTGGAACGGAGTAATAATATCGCTTGCACCAGATATCCCTGCAGCAATCGCGGCGTAAGTTAATGTATCAGAAGTTACAGCTATCTGCTTAACAGACTGGACGCATTGAGTTTCTACGGCGAATCTGCGTTGCCATTCATTGAGGTACGCAAGCATATCATCAAGATATGCATCATCTTCGATGTCAACCAGCAATCTCTGTGCCATAGTTATAATTTCTGAGGCTGTGTATGCCATTAGTCAGGTATCCTTCCTTCAACACTTCTACATACTTCGGAAAACTGTCTTCGCTGGACGTGTCGAGGTCCATCGCCATCGTACCCGTCTTTTATCTTTGCAATAACTTCTTCATATAAACTCTTGAAACTTCCGGCGTGTTGCGGCATTCCAAGTCCAACAACAGCTAATTGCTTAGCTTTGTTTTTGATCGCACTCATCAGAGTCGTTGGGAAGTTTGTGATTACGTCCGTAGGCAACTTCAACACCTTCATCGTGATAGTATATGTATTGTCCGGGATAGGCCATAGCGTCAGCCTTACGATGTTTGGATCGTCCGAGCCAGTGTATGCGTAGGCGTAAGGTCTTCCCTCTGCATTGGCCCCTGGGTCGCTTTGATAGATAGTCTCTTCATCGATCAGACCAAGACATGCCTCTTCTGCTATGATACGTGCAGTCCCGGTTACAACCCGGAAGACATATTCGTCAAGATCAACATAATCCTGACCGGCTACAGTATCGACTTCGAACGTAGATTCATGGAAAGTAAACGTAGCCACTCCGTATTCAAGCAGGACCAGCTGGTAGGCATCGATGATCGCTGAGCGTACAATGTCCACCTCGATAGCTGTCATCGTCTGACGGCCCGTTATATTCCTGTGAAGCTGTTGCGTCTCGCTTACTATGTCGTTTACTGTATTGTATAACCTCATGCTCTTTGTCTCCTTGGTGCGGCAAATAGAACCCTACCGCTTGCAACATTCTTAAGGTCTGCTTTTGCCTGATACAGTGCGTCTGCATCTTGGTCTGCCAGTATCTTATCGTTAAACTCATCGATCTCTTTAAGAGTATCCTGAGCTCTTTGCTTGTCGTACTTACTTCTGTGTCTCATCTGTTGTATTGCATGTTCTACACACTCGCATGAACATATCATATACGGAGGCGAACTGTTTGGTATGTACCACGCCTGAAGTCTATGATCTTTCTGGTTTCTGCCAAACCGTATCTTCCTGTCGTCAAACTCTCTCTGCAACCGTTTCTGGTCGTTGCGTTCTTCGACAAGGTATCTTAATCCTGATTCCATCTTTAATCCCTTAAAGTTTGGGATGGATACAGTGAAGTACCCACCCCGTTATTGATTGATTAAGTCAACAATGCATGACCGAAAATACGAATAAGGAACTGACCTGCCGTGTAAGTGGCATCATCCGACCCGCCTTGAGTCAAGTAGTAGTAGTAGTTCGCTACCATACCGGGAACATTATTGACGATTGTTTCTCCAAGAGCCCAGTCACCTGTGCCGTCACAAAGCGTAGCAGTGTTTGCTACTGTGTCATCAAAGGTTTCATCTGCCGCAGAACCCTGAACAAGAAGAATATCTGCATCACCAGCGGTAGGCACTTCAAGGCAAGACATTTCTACCTTAAATACCTGACCATTAGTTGCAACGACATTCCTTCCGATGTAAGCCGCATCAGTACCCGGAGTCTGCGTTCCGATTACATCATTAGCTGTGCCAGAGGAATCTAAACCAGTAAGATCGATCTTAATCTCAGTGATTATGATGCCGTTTTCAATTCTGCGGTATGTTGCAGGGGTAGCCGCTGTTCCTATTGCACCTGTAGCGTGCTCGGCTGTTACGGCAGTCTGTACATTTGTAGATTCTACCCAAGCAGACCCACTGTATGTCTTCCATACGTCGTTAGTAGTATCAAACCACAAATCGCCTTCAGCTGGAACCCAGATACCGTCCGGTACGGCAGCTAGTTCTGCAGCAGTACCTTTGAACGTAAGTCCAAAAGTGCCACTATCGTTATAACATTTTTGAGGATTTATCATAATAAACCTTTCGAGTAAGCTTAGTGAGGGCCGGAAGCCCCCACCAAGTCATTAAGATTCTAGTAAGAGAGTCCTGTGGCCTTCAACTGACCATTAGGATTCTCACAGATGAACTCACAGTAGTTCACTGCGGTGCCGAACAGGTTGTCGCTACCTTCCATGTTCCTGAGAACACGGCCGCCATCTTCAATCCATTCAAAGCCATTGGTGGCCTTGGCGAACTTGAAGTCGTTGGTGTTCAGCATGAACAATGAACCCGGTTGCAGAGAGGTAAGGCTCTGCAGCAACAGACTGTATTGGTCGATCACAACGCCGATAGACTTAAATCCAAACATCGAATCCATAGTCTTCATGTCGAATCGCCTGTCCTCTTTCCGGTTGCTGAAGTATTTCAGCCGGCTCTTTGGATCAGTGACCAGAACATTCGGAACGCTCTGTTTGATATTAACCAGATCAAGAACCCAGTCCATCAGAAGCTCTTCGTCTAGTTCGGCACCTGCAGCCGCCTTGAACGTACTCTTCAGAGCGTGCGGATGTGTGGAACGAGTCAGGCCCCAGATAGTGGAATAGTTAGTTCCATCATCGACGAGGTTGTACAAACCGTTCAACTCAAGGCAAGAGTCGGCAGTAGTGCTGCCATCAGCTTCGATCTGTCCGTATGCGTTTTCAAGAACCACAACATATTCAACAGCTGTAAGGTCTGCTGATACGTCAATAGTGCTTCCAGATACATTCTTAAGAGCGAATGTATTGTCTTCGTAATCGACAGCATCGATCTCGAAAGTGCCATACAGGTCTGCTGTATTCATGGTTCCATCGAACTCAGAAGCAAGTACGATATTGACACGGATGCCCGGCTGTAGCCACTGACACTTACTATACGCACCACCAGAAGTAGCGGTCAACGCTGCTCCTGCCGCATAAGCGTTTACAGCAGTAGTATCGGTGTTCATGATGTAGTAACCATCACCGACATCGTTGGTCGTTGCCATAGCATTAGTGAACCGACAAAGTTCACCATCACCAGCACCACCGACGATTCTTTCCATCTGCTGTCTGGCAAGCTTGAGTGTGTCGTCCATTGCAGAACTAACTGCATCGACATAAGCACCTTCACCCTGCCGTACCGTACGAGAGGCAGGTCCGGTCAGAGAGAAGTAAGCGTTCAACTGCTTAATGCGAGTAGAACCCTGGAATCCCTTTTGCTTGCGACCTTTAACAAAGTCACCACCCTCAGAGATACCACCAAAGCCACCAGCACCACGATGCTTGAATGCCTTGATAATCTTATTCCCTGCGAAGTCGATCGTTCCACCGAAGTCACCGAACATTTCCATGAGTGGAGTTGCATGGAAAGTCGTATTGTTCAACGCGTTCATATACACGTTCTTAAGCAATCCGTCAACGGTTGCACTGTACTGATGGCTCTGTCTGGTTGCATCAGTTATATTAACTACATTTGAAGCCATAATTAAAATCTCCTACAATTAGACCTGTCCCGAACCCTTCATATACTCTCTTGCCATCTGTGCATGATTCTGAGCATTGGCATTAGAGAACTGGTTAGCCGGAGGAGCAACGCTACCACCGCCTGAACCCGCTGGGTTTGGAATTTGTCTGTTTCCGTTTAAGTGATTATTAGGAGCTTGTCCACTCCTAACCTGATTTGCACCAATCTGAATATAGTGCTGTTTAAGAAGGTCGAGTTCGCCCGTTGCCTTAGTAGCAAAATGGTTGTACTGCTGCGGAGTAAGAGTTGCCGGGTCAAGACCAAGCTCTCTTGCACCTCTATCAGCCAGCACACCAGTAACCGACATTACTGCCAGTTCGGTTGCGTTTCGAATTCCTGCGTCCATCTGGGCAAAGTGTGGGTCACTCCTTGCTACATTCAAGACGGCATCCACATTTGCGTTCGCCTGCTGAGCCTGTTCGGTCGCGGCGTACTTCTGTGTGATTCCATTTATCATAGCTTCGGACTTTGCATCCATTGCTGTTAATAGACGGTTATTAGTTTCAAGGCTGACGCCCTCGCCGCTTGCAACTTCTGCATCGTATTCGGCTTTGGCATCTGCAAGTTCTTGCACTGCTACTGCTACCGGATCGTTCCCAACGTTAGCCTGGTACTGATTACTTGGCTGTTGCGGAGGCTGTTGAGTTCCTTGGATATGATTACGAACCATCTCAGGAGTGATTAGTCCTGCTTCAAGCTGTTCTGCTATATCGCTCATTGGGTCAATACCCACAGCCGATAACATCTTGTTAGTACGTGCGTTCTGCTGCAGGAGACGCTCGTTAACAGCTTTCAGGTCAATAGGCTTGTCATCGGCAACGTCAGCGTCCTGATTAAACGTGTCAACGTCTGGTTGCTGATCGCGTGCGGGTTCAGGAAATCCGCTACTTACATTTGACTGAACCATCGGGGTTATATCATTTACGCCGCTAGCGTCAGTTACCTGATCTGCGTTGTTTACATTAGTTTCCATTTCTACTTACCTTTCTTATCTTTATTACTATTCGATTTACCCGACAAGTCCATCTTGCTCAGGGCTATTTGTTCTGGGGTCTTTCCCTTTATCAACATCTGTGCATTCAGATCTTTCTGGAACGCCATATCTGCACGCTGCTGGATTACCATCTGGTGCTGGCCAATATGCATATTCATACGGTTAAGCAGTTCAATCATTAAGGCATTGCCAGTACTCTTTGCTTTCCAAAAGTTACTCAACAAGTATTCACTGTGCACCTGAATGTGAACTGAATGATCGTCAAAGTTATTAACCTGCGGTACAAATAAATATTGCTCAAGTATCTGAGCCGTTTGCTCAGGAGTAGCATTTTCCGGAATGTTAACATCTTTAAGATTCTCTTCTGCAGCAAGGAATTCTTTTGCCGCAAAATTCTTCTGCTTTGAATGCTTCTGCATAAGAGCAGTAGCGTTACCCATATTCATTTGCTCAAGCGTCCATATTCGAAGTTCCGGGTCCTGCGGATCACCGAGAACACCAGACCCCCATGCTTGAAACGCCTGTATCTTTTCAGCTTCTTTGTCAAGCGGCATAGAAGAATGACGCCTGACTATTACATTTACTTTACCTTGCAATTGCTGACGATCGATCTTGTAGACTGTCCAGTCGTAATCGGTTCCGACGACATTTACAAGTCTATCGCTTTCATAGTTTTTAAGTGCCAACGTCAATGCCTGATACGCTACTCTCTGGTCTGCTTCTTCGAACCCTTCGACTATCGGCCCAAGTTGCCTTGTGTCTGCATTGGCAAGCCTTTCAAGCCCTTTACCGCTTTCGATGTTCCGTGGTGCTATTCCCTGTGATGCATGATGGAATGCAAACAAAGAATCGATCGCAAGTTTCTTGTCATTTAAATAAGAAAAGACCTGGCTATTCATAGGAACGCCCGCTTCTCGCGTTGGCTTTCCAACTGGGCCGTCATATTCGATTATATTACCAGCACCGTTAGATAACGTTCTATGCCTAAGCTTAGCCGACTTCGGTGCCATAATAATGGCATTACCCATAATGTCGATGTTCTCGTCAATCTGACTTGCCAGCTCGTTCAGCTTTCTCTGTAACGGTCTTGCTTGGCTTATCCGGCTGATGGAACCGTTAGATACACCGACAACGTTCATCGGTGCTGCAGGGATAAACGGAAGTTCTCCGTGAGGATACATTTCTGTTGGATATGGGGCATGCATAACAACCTGCGTCCCAAGCATAACAGCATAGATTCCGGTCGGCATTGACTTTGAAGGCTTTTCCCAGTATTCGTAATAATCAATGAACTCGTCAGATTCAAGTTGCATATGAGATGAAGCATCCATCTTTGGCGTAAATGTTGTTTTGTTTCCGGCAAACCCACTGACCAGACTATTGAACCGTCGCGTCAATCCAACTTCAAACTCAGATTCCCCTGCCTCCCTTGCAGATGTAAACTGAGATTTTAGCTTACTGTGTACTTCTGTGCCAAATCTGTCAACTACCCAGTTGCCGGTAACACGCTTTGAATGGATAATCCATTTCAACTTATTAAGATTCGTTTCCCTGAAATCATAGATAAGTTGATTTGTTGGGATGCATTCAATTTGAACATCTCCCTGCATGATTGCTTCGCCAACCTCAAGGTTTGGGTTATGTGCAAGATTTTCTGAGCCATCTTCATTGAATGGATCCGGATTGATACCGACAACCGTTTCATTTGCGTCCCAGTAAACCTTACGCCATCCGATAGTGGAAATATCCCACCACAGAACAGCCTCACCGCGTTTAAAGTCTCTTCCGAGCTTACGCTGAAGAACCTTGAGTATCTTATCGCCGGCAATAGCGGTCGCACGATCATCATCGTCAGTACCAGCCGGTACAACGTCAAAGAGTGCCGGACTCGCCGTAGCAGTAGCGACATCATTCTGTACCGCAGGCAGGATGACATTAACAACTTCATCGGTTGTACGCCTCTTGGCTGCAGGCCGAATAACGTCACCAAGAATCTCGATGTTTTGATACCCAACAAGATAACATACATTGGCAGTAATCTCGTTGACAATCAATCTTCTATGTATATTGAAACTGTATTTCCGCGTACTCATCATCTTCCCGATATGAAGAGCCTGCGGATCGTCAGTCATTATGAACTGAGTCTGCATTTTTATTTTGTCAGTCTTACGTTCTTCCAAGATTCACTTCCTTTTCAATACCGTTATCGGTAGTTACAAGAAACGATGTATCACAACCAATGCATTTTATTACCGCGTCCCTGGCAAGGACTTCCATGCCTTTGTGTTTCACATGAACAAACGTGCCGTCGTCTTCGAAGTCGCTAATCTTAGCAACCTTACGGTAGCATTTTGGACAGTTCAAATTTTTAGATGACTTGGCCATGTTCTTCTTCCGCATCTTCTGTTTCTGTTTCGTCTTTAGAGGTATCATATCCAGCAATAAACAATTCGATATCGCCCATCTCCTTGATAAGCTCAGGTTTCAGCAATTTCATCCGCAACCAACATGAATGGAAATAACTATCTCTTGTGCACAGTACGTCACTGATCTGGTCTGGAACTTTTGCTGGCTCTGGCATATCCAGTGCTTTCATGACTTCATCTACCGTTGACCCGAATAGTCTTTCCCTAATCTTTTCAATCATAATACAATCCCTTTCTGTGTTCTGCCTGACGACAATTGCTTCCTAAACTGTTTCCATGCTTTCTGTACGTCAACGTCCTGCGTCTGATGCGTTATTACCTGTTTTTTCCGAGGCTTTGCAAACGGATAAAGCTTTGCTCCATGATAGGCCATCATCAAGGCCATTACCGTATCGTCATTGAATCCGTCTGCCGCACCTGCTTTTCCCTTTGACTGCATATAGACAAAGTTCATCATCTCCGAGATCGTTACCGGGTCATGCAGGACGATACCGCCTTCTGACAATGCCAGTTGCATTTCATTTATCAATAACCACTTTGACGATTCTGTGGTTCTGAATCCATACTTGTCCGAGATATCCATATCCTGATCGAGTCTGGTTTCAGCTTGATAGTTTCTTGGGTACTTATAATAATCTAAAAGAGCATCCTGTACTGAGTTACCCGGGTAGTTGATTTCCATTACTATCAGGGCTTCGTTATAAAACCGTCCGAGTTGGTTGGCGAATTCGCTTACTTTATTTACAGGCCATTTCGCTCGGAATACGGCGACCTGCTCGAACGGTATTGTGTTACTTAGTATTTGGAAGCATGTGTAGTCGTCTGCAAGTCCAGTACTTGCGTCACCGCCAAGCGTGTATACCATTCCTGGCTCTGGAAGCCTCATAATTCGCAATGGACCCATTTCTTGTTCGACAAATTGGTGCATTATTCTACTTCTACCCAGTCGTCAGCTAAAATGTCACTCTGTGATGCTAGCCAAGGAACCACATTGCCTTGATCTGTCTTCATTGCGATATAAGCACCGTATTCTACTGTGTCTCCGAATTCTGCTTTTGCGACATCTGTGACAGTTTTGTAGGAGTTGGCTGGAACATGATATAGAAACATCCCTTTGCCGTTCCATCCTGCCCTTGCGACTTTTCTGCCATCCATTAAGATCCCGAGTGCATCGCTGAAAAATAAACTTTCTTCCATAATCCTATGCCTTTCTTAATATACTATCCTGCTAACGCCAATGTCCCATCGACATGTGGCATTGCTGAATTTTCAAGTGCTACTAATAGTTTCCTGTCGAATACCGGACGGCCACCAAAGATGATATATTTGCCTTCAATACGAACCTGTCTTTCATCTTCCGGCATTGACTTACAAAGCTTGTCAATCTCGCTGATCGGAATGTACGGATTCTCACGCATTCCAGCCATCGTGTAATAAACATCTTCTCGGTCAAGCGTGTCCTTCAGCCACTTGGTTCCTTCGACTGGTGTTGCTGTCATTAGCCAAGGTGCTGCCTTGTCAAGCGTCCTGATCTCAAGCTCACCAAACACACCCTCTTTCAAAGGTTCTTCGTCTACCCAGGCAAAGTCGATCTTAGCACTTTGAAACTTTTGCTTTCCGGAGTCTACTGACTTAAACCAGACTTCCCATTCTCTGCCGTCAGACTTCAATGACCAGTACCCAAGCTTACCGTGCCATTTCCCTTTTTCTTTGTACCGCTTTGGGATAAGCGATTCGAAATAAGGTTGCAATACAGATCCTATACACTTGCTGTCAAGCCCGACAATCCATGCTATGCCCTCTTTAGGGCTTTCATAGGTAGGATGCTCGCCTGTGACCATCATCGCTGTCACAAAGGCACCCATTTGACTTTTGCCGATACGGTTCGCTCCACAAGCGACACAGCCTTTGTATTTTGGCATATTCCAGATAATGTCATACTGCCAACTCGGTCCACCGCTACGGTTCCGGTACGGCATCATCTTGTAGTAGAGTTCTTCGCCTCTTGCCAAAACTTCCGTCACTAGCTGTCGATTCGTTTTTAGCCAGTTCAAAGCCTCTTTCCCCTTCGACGTATGACTCGACATAGCGGCGAGATTCCTGAGCCTCGTCAATTTGTCTAAATAGTTCTTCATCTGATGATAAGGAAACCTCAACTGTAATGTCTTTTTTTGCTGGAGCTTTGAGTCCATAGATATCTATTACCTTTCCAAGAGCTTTGTCTCTCGCAACATTGTCCGGAACATACTGTATCTTCTGGTGACTTGCACCTTCTTCGTCGATATCTTCGAGTATTATTGGCTTTTCAGCATCAAGCCCTTTTACTAGAATATCCATAGTGCCGGCAACGCCTCCAAGAGTTCCATCGTCAAGAAGCTGTAAGGCCATAGCTCGATAGTCCTTGTCTCTCTTGTAGGTCTGCAAGGTATTCCTAGTCACGCCCATTTCTTTTGCACATTGCACAACAGTCTTACCTTCTACAAGGTGCTTCTGAACGAACTGAACCTTATTCACCAGCTTTTGCTTTTCCTGTGTCTTCGATGCTGGCATCTTTTGATTCCTCTATTGACTTGTCAATGAGCTTTGCATACTCTTCCGGATGTTTAAACTTCATGTGCTGGCTGATGCAATTTTTCGGCATCTTCCTTTCACAGTGCGGACATTTCTCTTTCTTGAGAACTGTTCCACGTTTAACGCCACGTTTTCTTGGTCTGCCACGGCCTTTCCTTTCTGGCGGTTTCTTGACTGGCTCTTTAGCAGCCGTCTCAATAACCGGATCAAGGCAAAGCTTTATGATGCATTCATGACATACTGCCGAATCAGGCTTTTTGGGTTGAAGGTGTCTTATTAAGAGCACGATCATCCCGCGTTTTTCTTTCTTGCATATTACACACGTTTGTCTTTTTGACGACTGCTCAAAAATCCTAGCCTTTATGTTTTCCAGGCCGGTTTTGAATCGAACTAACACTGACATTGGTTTTCCTTTCTATATAAATTAGTATCCATCTTCGACAAGCAATAAGTCGTAGCCGCCTATAGCGTCATTGTCAATTTCGGTTGCATCAATGCATGAAACAGCTCTTATTTTAATATCAGTGCTAGCAGGCAATGGGCCTGCCGGTGCTCCATATTTATAAGCAAAATGTGAACTCCCGATATTTACAAGTGTGACTTGCCCTTTAATAGAAGCACCCAGCAGTAAAGCAAAAGTGAAACCAAGGAATATATATATAAGTTTCTTTTTCATAACAGATACCCTTACCACGGACGAAGATAAACCTTGTGCTGCGAAAGGGCGGCACCAGTGACTGCCGTTATAAGGCCAACGATGTTTGCGAAACCAAGCGAGTCCATCTTCAGGACTGCTTTTCCATCAGCTTGATTTAGGATCGTAACAGTATGCTGACCCTCTACTGATTCTACGAATTCATCAACATAATATCCGCCATCAGACGCTTCCATCGTACCGGCCGTATATGTATAAGTGCCGAGATATTCAGCGTCGCCATTCAAAGGGTATCCCCATAGTTCAAGCGTTCCAGTCTCGCCATCGGCCCCACAAGTGACATCTATAAAGATGCCATTAGTGAAATCTTGAACCTTAATGCTCTTATCCAGAAGGTTTGTTTGTCTATAAGCCTCTGTTCGTTGTACTGCATTCAAAGCTGTATCCTTAGACGCCTCTATAACCGTATTGATCTTTCGCTTAGATGCTATTTTGACATTTGAATAACTCATAAGTTTTCCTTATAATAGTTTTATAAATTTGCTTCATCTAATCTTTTTTTCAGAGCTAATAATTCTGACCGGATAAATCCGACCTCTGTTGCATCAATGCCCGCAACCCCCGGCCTTCCTGTTGGACCTGGTATACCGCGTCTTCCCGGAGGCCCTTGCTGTCCATCCTTGCCGTCGACTCCATTCGTTCCATTTATTCCATCGCTTCCACGCTCTCCACGTTCGCCGTCAATGCCATTCGTGCCATTAGTGCCATCAATGCCGTCTCTGCCAACAAAACCGTCTAAGCCGTTCTTGCCGGGATTCCCATCGACACCATGAAGACCATCTGTGCCGGGTTCACCTTTAGGACCGCGAGGGCCAAGTTTTCCGTCCTTGCCGTCTTTTCCGTCCTTGCCGTTAATGCCGTCCTTATAATCAACTCCCTTTATCGGAGTAAGTCCATTAGCCCCATCAGCTCCGTTAACTCCATTGGTCCCGGCAATACCAGTCGCACCCGTATCGCCCTTATCTCCTTTGGCGAATATCTTGATCGGCTTCTTTGGGTCACCTTTAAAGAAAAGCTTGCCGCCCTTCACCATAAGCGAATCCATTAAAGTCTGAGCAAGTGCAGTCAGTTTTTGTTTTCCGCTATACTTTGTTCGATCAGTCATCGTGCTATAAACCTCTGTAATCCGGCTATTTCGTTTGTATATATGAATACTGGTTCAAGAGTAATATTAGCAGTCGAGCTAACTGCGTACAATACAATATGATCTGCGTATGTCTCGTCCTGGGTTATATTAAAGATGTAGACTCCCGGAGCATTTGTTGGATCAAGTTCAGTTGGGTTGATATCATCTGTTGCCTGCATCGAACCAGCATCTAATGAAATTTGAGCTGTGATATTCAGAGTATCCCCGGTCTTTGCTGCTTCAGCATCAGTGTCGTATGCAAAGACCGCTATAACTTGATCAGGGACGTTTCTATACATTGTGCCTCCTTGCTCTCATTTGCCTTCCTGTTCCACCGCCGCCGCCAGTGGGTTCTGTTTGCAATGCACCTACATCGCCCCACCTATCTTGGTCACCACCCAAGTCGAGGTCATTCGGCACCGCTGCTGACCTACATAAGGCGCCACCTGCTGTGTCCTTCAATTTAAAATCACTAGCTAGCGCGTAAGAACCGCCAGCGTTTAAGAATGGGTTAGC